TTTCAGAAGGTGGTTATGAACTGCGTGGATTGCAACAGGCAGTAAATACCCCAATTACAGCACCAGTAGATTTACCAACTCCTGCAGGAACTTATTATCCAGTCATTTCAATTCGCCTCAAATCTTCCCCAAATAGATTAGATGCGATTGTAATTCTAACTGCCCTCTCATTGATGGGAACTGGAAATGGACCAGAATATAATTGGCAGGTAAGAGCATCGGCAACGACTAGTGGTGGAACTTGGGTCAGTGCTGGTGTAGATAGTGCTGTGGAATATAAGATTGATGGAGGAACTGTAAGTGGTGGAAGAATTTTAGCATCTGGTTTCTTCTCATCAGCAAACCAATCTTCCGCAAATGTGGATATTCTGAAAGAAGCACTATTTAAGTTTCAGTTGGAAAGAAATGGACTAACTGGAACTCCTTATGAACTAACATTAGTAGTTGCATCCGATACTGCTGGTGCTGATGTTTTTGCTTCCCTGGACTGGGAAGAAATTAGTAGGTAATTATTAATTGGAGGTTTTATTATGAGTGAAGTTTATCTTGGTAATCCTAATCTAAAAAAAGCAAATACTGCGATTGAATTTACAGAGGGACAAATTATTGAGTTCCTCAAATGTAAAGAAGATCCAGTCTACTTTGCCAATAACTATATTAAGATCGTTTCTCTTGATGAGGGTCTGACACAGTTTCACCCATATGATTTCCAAGAGAAACTAATTCATAACTTTCATAATAACAGATTCAATATCTGTAAGATGCCTCGACAGACTGGCAAATCCACTACAGTCGTATCTTATCTTTTGCATTATGCTGTATTCAATGATAGCGTAAACATTGGTATTCTGGCAAACAAGGCAGCAACCGCTAGAGAACTTCTCAGTAGGTTACAGACTGCATATGAAAACTTGCCTAAATGGATGCAACAGGGTATTCTGTCATGGAACAAAGGTTCAATGGAGTTGGAAAATGGCAGTAAGATACTGGCAGCTTCTACGTCTGCAAGTGCTGTCAGAGGTATGTCGTTCAACATCCTCTTTCTCGACGAGTTCGCGTTCGTCCCAAATCACGTTGCTGACTCGTTCTTTGCATCTGTTTATCCTACTATTACTTCTGGTAAAAACACCAAAGTAATCATCGTATCCACACCACACGGTATGAATCATTTCTACCGTATGTGGCACGATGCGGAGAGAAATAAAAATGAATATGTACCAACTGATGTTCACTGGTCTGAAGTACCAGGAAGAGATGAAGTATGGAAAGAACAGACGATTGCAAACACTTCAGAACAACAGTTTCGTGTTGAGTTTGAGTGTGAGTTTTTAGGTTCTGTAAATACACTCATAAATCCAACTATTCTCAAAAATTTAATATATGAAAATCCAATACAAAGAAACGCAGGTTTAGATGTCTATGAAGAAAATCAAAAAGGACACAACTACCTTATTACTGTAGACGTTGCTCGTGGATTGGGAAATGATTACTCTGCATTTATCGTTTTCGATATTACAGAATTTCCATATAAGTGCGTAGCAAAGTACAGAAATAACGAAATCAAACCAATGCTGTTTCCAAATATTATTTTGGATGTCGCAAAAGGGTATAATAATGCTTGGTTATTGGTAGAAGTTAATGATATTGGAGATCAGGTAGCAAGTATTCTTCATTATGATTTAGAATATGAAAATATTCTTATGTCCTCAATGAGAGGAAGAAATGGACAGGTTGTTGGTCAAGGATTTTCTGGAAGCAAAACACAACTCGGTGTTAGAACAACATCTGCCGTAAAAAAACTTGGATGCTCAAACTTAAAAACTCTTATTGAAGAATACAAGTTACTTACTCTCGATTATGAAATCATTTCAGAACTGACTACTTTTGCTCAGAAGCATAACTCCTTTGAAGCAGAAGAAGGTTGTAATGATGACCTTGCAATGTGTCTTGTTCTTTTTGCTTGGTTAGTTGCACAAGACTACTTCAAAGAGATGACTGAAAATGATGTTCGTAAGAGAATCTATGAAGAACAAAAAGACCAGATAGAACAAGATATGGCACCATTCGGATTTATTTCTGATGGATTCAATGACGAAACAACTTTTGTAGATAGTGCTGGTGATAGATGGTATACTGACGAATACGGAGATATATCTTATATGTGGGATTATAAGTAATGACTTTTGATGATGAAATAGAATTAGAACATTTATTATTTCTCGAAAGAAAGTGCAGAGTATGCGGTAAAGTAAAGAACTTGTTAAATGATTTTTACAAAACCAGAAGAGATAGAACTCTCGCATCTTCATACTCATATGAGTGTAAAGATTGTACTAAAAAAAGGGTAGTTGTCAGTAGGATGACTACCACAATATTTGATAGGTGGGAATATCCTGACTGGTAAGTTTGTTCACGCATCGTTTCCCCACTGAAAATGCCCCTTTTCCTAAATATTTTTAGATAAATTTGGATTGCGAGGACAAACAAGATGCCAATAAATTTAGCATCTCCTGGGATCAAGGTAAGGGAAGTAGACCTTACAGTAGGAAGAGTTGATCCATCATCCGAAAAGATTGGCGGTCTTGTCGCACCTTTTGCACAAGGTCCCGTTGATCTTCCAACTCTCGTTGGTTCGGAAAAAGACTTATTGGACAATTTTGGAAAACCATACGGAAATGATAAGCACTATGAGCACTGGCTCACTGCTTCATCATATTTGGCATATGGTGCTCCACTGAGAGTCGTTAGACAAGATGATGACCAGCTTAAAAATGCTTACGTCGGTTCTGGATCTTCTATCAAGATTAAGAGTATTGAGCACTATGAGCAACTTCAATACGACGAAAACGTAATTACCGACAGAACAATCGTTGCCAAGAATCCAGGATCTTGGGCAAATGGAATCAGAATCGGTATTATTGATGCAAAGGCAGACCAAGTTCTGACTGGTATTGATACAACAGGTATTAATGGTGGAGCATCAGATATTGTAGTTGGTGCAGGTATTACTCAATCAATGGGTGGTAGATTTGATGTTGGTGCAGGAACAACTACAGCACTGACCGGACACCTGAAGGGTATTGTTACTGAAGTTGGAGTTGGACAAATCAGTGTCAAAGTTCTTTCTTATGTCGATGGTGCAACAGAAACCGTAAAAGATTATCAAGAGAGTGGAACTTGGGCATTTACCAGCACAGGTAGTGTTGCTATCACCACTGCTGGACAGTCGGTATCATATGGTTCAACCACTTACACTGGAAGACAAGATTGGTTCTCGCAGCAAACCGTTGCGATTTCTACATCAACAGTTGGTGGATCAACCGTTACCACAACTCAACCTTGGAATACACTGGCAGATCGTCCAGGAACTTCTCAATATGTTACTGATAGAGGTGGAAGATTTGATGAAGTTCACGTTGTAGTTATCGATGGTGATGGTAAAGTCACCGGAAACGCAGGAACAATTCTTGAGAAGCACTTAGGACTTTCAAAGGCAAAAGATGCAGAGTTCTCTGTTGGATCACCTTCTTACTGGAGATCTTATCTGAAGAGTAATTCGGCATACATTTTTGGTGGAGATGAACCTGCAGGAACAACTCCAATTGGATATTCTTCAGGATTTACTCGTGTAACTCAAAGTGCCGGAGCATGGGATCAAAATGCAGAAGGAGTTATCTTTAATGGGGCTGGTGATACTAACTTAGTTCTTACTCGTGGTAAGAACTATGATGGTGGAGAAACCATCACAACATCAGGAGCACTTGCTTCTGATATCAGTAAGTTGTCAACCGGTTATGCATTATTTGAAAATACTGAAAACTATACTGTAGATTTCCTCATTATGGGATCTGCAAATTATTCATCAGATCTGGCAGCAGCACTTGCAAATAAACTGATTGCAGTTGCTGATGTAAGAAAGGATGCACTTGCATTCGTCTCACCATACAGAGGAGCATTCATCACTGATACCGATGCTGGATCCGTAACAGTCAATAATGATGAAACTATCACCGACAATGTATTGGAGTTCTACTCCAAAGTTTCATCATCTTCATATGGTGTACTTGATAGTGGTTACAAGTATATGTTTGACAGATTTGCAAACACATTCCGTTATGTTCCTTTAAATGGGGATATTGCCGGACTTTGTGCTCGCAATGATATTGATAACTTCCCATGGTTCTCACCTGCCGGAACTACAAGAGGTGCAATCCTCAATGCAGTCAAACTGGCATATAATCCTTCTCAAACACAAAGAGATAGATTGTACTCTGCAAGAGTTAATCCAGTTATTGTTTCTCCTGGTGGTGGAATCATTCTTTTTGGTGATAAGACTGCACTTTCTAAGGCATCGGCATTTGATAGAATCAACGTTCGTCGTTTGTTCATCTATCTTGAAGATGCAATCTCTGCTGCAGCAAGAGACCAACTCTTTGAGTTCAACGATGAAATCACAAGAACTAATTTTGTGAACATTGTTGAACCATTCCTCCGTGATGTTCAGGCAAAACGAGGTATTCAAGATTATGTTGTTATTTGTGATGAGACAAATAACACTGCTGCGATTATAGATAATAATGAATTTATTGCTGACATCTACATCAAACCTGCAAGATCAATTAACTTCATTGGTCTTACATTTGTTGCCACCAGAACTGGTGTTTCATTTGAAGAAGTTATCGGTAACGTTTAATTTAGAGGTTTAAAGAAAAATGCCTAGTCGCCAACAACGTAATACCTCACCAGTAAGAACGATCAGTGATTTTAAGAGTAAGTTAACTGGTGGTGGTGCAAGACCCAATCTATTTGAAGTTGAATTAGCATTCCCATCTACGGTTGCTGTTGAAAATGATGTTCTTCAAAAAGCAAGATTTCTCGTAAAGGCAGCAGCATTGCCTGCCTCTACAATTGCTTCCGTCGATATTCCTTTCAGAGGTCGTATTCTGAAAGTTGCGGGAGATAGAACATTCGAAACTTGGACAATCACCGTCATCAATGATGTTGATTTCTCAATTCGTTCTGCTTTTGAAAAATGGATGAATACAATTAATAGAATGAGTGATGCAACTGGTCTTACTAATCCAGTTGATTATCAAAAGGATGCAATCGTCAAGCAACTTGATAGAGATGGTTCTGTTCTCAGATCTTATAAGTTCTGGGACATTTTCCCAACAAATCTTTCTGCAATGGATCTTAATTATGAGACAACTGACACTATTCAAGATTTCACAGTAGAACTCCAAGTTCACTGGTGGGAAGCATTTAGAGGAACTGCCAATCAAGCAGGTGGAGAAGATATCAACTAAATAGTAAAACAACAGTCTAGTCAGTTTATACTATGGCAAAACTTTTTGGTTTTTCTATTGAGGATTCAGAAAAAAAATCCAAAGGTATAGTTTCCCCCGTTCCTCAAAATAATGAGGACGGGGTTGACAACTATATAAGCAGTGGATTTTATGGTTCGTATGTAGATATTGAAGGTCAATATAGAACAGAATTTGATTTAATCAGAAGATATAGAGAAATGTCGTTGCACCCAGAGTGTGACAATGCTATCGAAGATGTTGTCAATGAGGCACTTGTCAGTGACCTTTATGATTCTCCTATTGAGATTGAACTTTCAAATCTCAATGCAACAGACAAGTTAAAAAAGGCAATCAGAGAAGAATTTAAATACATTAAGGAACTTCTTGATTTTGATAAAAAATCACACGAAATCTTTAGAAATTGGTATGTTGATGGTAGATTATACTACCATAAAGTTATAGATCTTAAAAAACCTCAAGAAGGGATTAAAGAATTGAGATTCATTGATCCCATGAAAATGAAGTTTGTTCGCCAAGAAAAGAAAAAAGATAAAACAAATGTTTTAATTAATCCAACAATCACTGGTCGTGATAACGAAAATAACATATTAGCACCAGAAATTGAAGAGTATTTTGTATACACACCAAAACCACAATATCCAACTAATAACTACAGCAGTGGTGGAGCAAGTAAAGGTGTAAAAATTGCAAAAGACGCAATCACATATTGCACTTCCGGATTGGTTGATAGAAATAAGGGTTCAGTTCTTTCATATCTTCACAAGGCAATTAAGTCACTCAATCAACTCAGAATGATTGAGGATTCTCTCGTTATCTATAGATTATCAAGAGCACCAGAACGTCGTATTTTTTATATTGATGTTGGCAATCTTCCTAAAGTAAAGGCAGAACAATATCTTCGTGACGTTATGATGCGTTATCGTAACAAGTTAGTTTATGATGCGAACACTGGCGAAGTTCGTGATGATCGTAAATTCATGAGCATGATGGAAGACTTCTGGCTCCCTCGTCGTGAGGGTGGTAGAGGAACTGAAATCTCCACGCTTCCAGGTGGTCAAAATCTTGGTGAACTTTCAGATATTGAATACTTCCAAAAGAAACTTTATCGTTCACTTGGAGTTCCAGAGTCAAGAATTGCTGCCGACGGTGGTTTTAATCTTGGTCGTTCTTCTGAGATTTTGAGAGATGAACTTAAGTTTGCCAAGTTTGTTGGTCGTCTGAGAAAAAGATTTTCTCAGATGTTCAGTGACATGCTAAAAACTCAATTGATTCTCAAAAATATTGTATCTGTCGAAGATTGGGATAAAATTAATGATCATATTCAATATGATTTCTTGTATGATAATCAGTTTGCAGAATTAAAAGAAACTGAAATGCTCAATGAGCGTCTTAGTATTCTTGCAACCATTGAGCCTTATATTGGTAAGTATTATTCGAATTCATATGTAAGAAGAAAAATCTTACGTCAAACTGACACAGAAATCGAAGAGATTGATGCTCAAATAGAACAAGAAATTGCTGATGGGATTATTCCAGATCCAAATGCAATTGATCCTGTTACTGGAGAACCACTTCCAGGTGGCGGTGCTGCACTAGGAGATGTTCCTATGGATCAAGATTTAGAATCTCAAAGTGGAATAACCAAAGCAAATGGAAAATCTGCTGAGATATAAATAGAAAATATAGTTATTATTAATTTTCATGGAAGAAATTGTAAACCTAATCGGTGCAGATGAGTCTGCATCCGATATTAGTGACAAAATTAAAGATGTTTTGTATGCGAAAGCAGCAGAAAAAATCGACGCTATTCGACCTACTGTTGGAGCATCAATGTTTGATGATCAACTAGAATCAGAGGATCAAGAATAATGTCAAGAACTTTATTGGTTGGAATTGGAGCTGAAGTTGCACTCAATGCGGCAACTACTTTAGACAATGCCACTGTTATTAGAGTTTGGAATAGTCATGCATCAGATACTCAAACAGTAAGTGTTGCAAAAAGCACCACTACTGGATATGCAAACACTGCAACAGTATCAATGCCTGCTGGAAGAATTGAGTTTTTT